TATATTTTTTGCTTGAACTAGCAGTAGTATTTACTAATTCCCAGTTTGCACCTTTTTCTAATTCTGCAGTAGTTGGTGATGAAGTAGCCATAGATGATTTTGTAAAGTTTATACCATATGGAGCAAAGCATTTTCTTTGTCTAGTATATAAAGTATCTTCTCCACCATGTTTAGATGGATTTCTATCTGTTTCGCTTGGTACTTTTACCCCTGCATCTGTATATTCTATAGCCCCTTCTCCTAAAACATATGTAGTATAAGCTGTATATGCAGGTAATTTTACAACATAATCATCATTAGCAGCAGTATATCCATCAACAGTAGGTGTTACATCTGCTTTATTTATTTGTGCCCCAGTAGCACTACTTGCAACTACTTTTAGTGCACCTTCAACAGTTGAATCAACTTTCATATATTGTGCTGGTATTTCTTCAGTAGGCATTGAATCATCAATTACCACTAATCTACCATTTAATGTTGCTAATCCTAAATCTCTTTGAACACCACTTTTATCAGTGTATTTTAAATAATTTAGTAAGTTTAAGTTTTCTAAATTAGTTGCTACAGCTGAATGCATTATAGCCAAAGAGAACTTAGATTTATTATCCCCTAATGCTCTTTGCATAGCAGTGTTTAAAGTAGTTACTCCCATAGTATTTGCTTCTAACTCTTTAGTTATATCAGCAGTATGGTTTTTAACAAAAGGTGTATTTCCAGCACCAGTCATAGAGAAAATACCCTTTAATATAGATAAAATTGTATCTTGGTCTACTTCATCCCAGTAATCAACAACTTGTGCTGCTATATTTTCCATAAAATCTACACCACCAGTTATATCATAAGAAAAATCTTTTTCTGTCCATGCTTGAGATCTACCTACAACAACTCTTGAGTGCATGTAAGTTTCTGTACTTTGTGCTTCTATATCAGTTTCCCCGTCATAATTAGAAGGAGTAGAACCACTTATTAAACCTTTTAATGGAGTTACAATATAGTTTCCACCTACTTGGTCTGTCATTGCAGCTTTTAAATCATTTCTAGCTACTAAGGCTCTTGATTTTAATAATTCATTTTTTCTTAAGTTAGGTACTCTTTCAGTATATTTATTAAATACTTCTGTATTAAATATTTTTTTATCAAAAATTCCAGGCATATTATTTGCCTCCTTCCTTATTCTTTATTAGTTGATGTTTGAACTCTAGACATTAAACTGTCTATGTTTACATCAGGATTTTCATTTGCTATTTTCATAGCTTCTTGTAATGTTAGTGGCTTTTCTCCACTTCCTCCAGTACCTTCACCTTTTCCAGCACCAGGAGGATAATTACCTTGTTTTATATAAGTTTCTCTATCTTTTTTAATTATATTTTCTATTAAAGTATCAAATTTAGTTAAATTTTCATCAGATAATCTATCTTCTAATGAATCTGCAGTTAATAATTCAAGTATATCTGCATTCTTTTGATTTTCTTTTCTTCTTTTAATAGCTTCATTAATTTTTTCTTGACGAGCAACTTTTTTATCTGCTTCTTGTTTTTCTCTTTCCATTTGAGCAACTTTTTCTTGTAAAGCAGCAATAACAGGATCTTCGACTTTATACAAATCAGGGTATTTTTCTTCAATTACATCTCTGAATTGTTTTTCCCAAGTTCCTTTTTCTTTCATTGTTTTTATAACGGCGTTTACATGTGTATCTTTTAAACTATCAAGATAAGCTATAAAATCGGCATTACTATCTGCTAATGTTTTAAAGTTGTCTAAAGTTAGTGCACTCGCTTTAATTTGCTTTGCAACATCAGTCCCTAACAATACTTCGTTTATACTATCTTCATTGTCAAACTTTTCTACAAGTTTTAATAATTCACTTTTTTTCATATAAATTCTCCTTATCCCACTAACTCATAAAATGAACCAGTGACATTTTTTAGTTTACCCTCATTTCGGAGCATAAAAATAAGCCCTTTCGGACTTTATTATCTTGTTAATTTATATATTTCAGTCAATATTGCATCTGTGATATATTGACTATGCACATAAGATTTGTGATTATACTCATTTATTTTGTCGTTATATAATTGAGCCAACTCAAACCAATCTGCATTTTTGCACTTTCCTTTATTAAATATACTGGCTACTACTTGGTTCTTTACTTTATCCTTAGTGAAACTCTTATACACAAAAGTATAATAATTTTCATCATCTTCGGATAAATAATAAGTATTTTCATTTAATTTTAACTTTTTTAACGGTTTCTGTTTTGGTCTTTTTATTACTTTAACTTCTATAGCATCACTAGGTAATGATGCAAAATTAAATAATTTTTCCATTCAATCATTCTTTATGTAATTTCTATTTATTTCCAAAGGTATAAACTATCAAGGAACTTTTTGCAAGCACCTTAGAATCGATTTAAATAAGTTGCATTATGTAAACTTATTTATTATTTGTTCCTAATACATTTCTTTCAATTCTATCTTCAACTCTACGATTAAGATACATTAAAGCTAATTCTATATGTTCTAATGCTTTTTCATTGTATTCACTGGCAAATGGTCCAGCTTGAAAAGCTTTCATTCTATCTCTTACTATTTCTAGTAAATCTGTATCTATAACTCCATGCTGTGAATTTTCATCTTTTCTTGGCCCACATTGAAGTTTTATTTTAACTAAATATCCATATTCCATTATTTCATCTGTAACATCTACGTTATGAGGTACAATTACATATTGATGATTTGCTCCTCCTGGTCCTATTTCATCTACTGCATAAACATCATTTAATTTTTCTCTCTTTTGTATTGTACTTAATTCTCTCATTTACTACCTCCTATTATCTTCTATTTCTTTTCCATTTAGTCTTTTTATTTGTTCCTTGCATTCTTCTTACGTAATCGCTAAAACTTTCTCTATTCCAATATGCTGGTAACATCTTGTCCCTCCTTATTTTCTATTCATTTAAAACTAAAAAATAACATTTACAGAAATTATGCTGAGGTATTAAGTCTCGTGCCTCTTCTGCGTTCCAAATAGTACCATGCATACTTTCACAATCGCCACATGTTCTTTCCTCTAAAACTGAACAATACATAAACTTTTTATTTTTATTGCAATGAATAAATATATCATTAGCTATTCTACTAAGTTCAGATATCAATATCCCTCTTGCTCTTTTTCTACTCATCTTTTGCCTTGGTGTTAACCATGATGCGATATTGTATAAATTTCTCTTTTTATACGCTATTTTTAATCTTTTTTTAGTTCGATTATTTATTCTAGCCATATTGATTTTTATTCTTTGTTTATACGTTTTACCTTCATATTTTCTGTTTAATATTTTCTGTTTTTCTTCATTGTCTACAAAGTATCCAAAGTACTCTACGATTTCTTCAAACATTTCATCAAAGAAATTATCTATTAAATTCTCAAGCCATTCATCTTCATTATTTAACATTGCTAATACTGCTATAACAAGAAATCTTTCAGCGCTTTCATAATCTTTTGATGTTTTTTCTATTTGATAAGCAAAATTAGCAGTTTCCATCAACTCTCTAATCTGTTTATCTGTTTTATTCATCTTTTTAAGATATTTTTCAAGTTCCTGTTCAGCTTGATTATATGCTTTTTCCATGAAACTTTTAGTTTCTTCAGCATTTCTATTATTCGAGGTTTGTTTCTGTGTGTTGGTGTTTATTGCCATACAATTCACCTAAACTTTCATCTTCAAATTGCTGATTTTCTTCCATTTCTTTTTTAACCTGTTCTCCTTCTTGATGTGGATTAGTTATAAATCCAAATAAAGTTCTTGCTGTTTGATTAGATATAACTCCATCAGGAACTTGACTAAGCATTTGAGCAGTAGAAAGATTATCTTGTGGTATATTTGGGGTATAAATGATTTTAATCCTTTTATAATTAAAATCTCCTTCTTTCTTCATACTTAAATAGTCACATATAAATCTAATTCTATTTTTAAGTATATTTTTATGAGATTTTATTAATGTTGTACACTTATTTTCAAGAGATATTAATCTACTTCTAAGAGTTATACCACTTAGATTAGATTGTAGTTTTTCATTATGGTTTATGTGACAGCCAATTTGATAAATTAAATCTATATATCTATCAATTGTATTTTGTACAAAAGTATCATTTATATCTTTAATTAACCATTTAACTTTACCGTCTTTTCCAACTTCTAAAATCCCTTTTGCTTTCATTTCTTCTAAATCTTCATCCTTTTCAAATTGACAATTTTCTAGAACCATATAAGCATTTCTAAAATCAGAAATTTCATTACCCATATCTGAGAGATTTGTTTCTAATGCATCTTGTAATCCAGCAATATCTCTTGCTAAGCTATCTTTATAATCTTCTGTACTTATAAC